AAGCGCGAGTGGCTTGATATTCTTGAGCGTTTAGACGGCTTTCCGCTTCACTGTTATATGCACCATTTAGTTGTTGCAAGCGCTGCCGCATTTGCTGGTTTTCAGCTTGCACTTGCTGGGCGTACTGAACAGCAGCTTGAGCTTCCTCTGCTGCCTGCTTACGTTTTGCCGTTAGTTGATTGATTCGACGCTGAACAGATTCACTGTAGCTATCTAGCTCTTCGTCTCCTGAAGAATCTTTACGAACATTTGTTCGGGTTTCTTCTTCTTCGTCCGAAGACATTTCAATTTCAACGTCTTGATCGTCGTCATCAAAATCAACAGACGTAGCTTCTTCGATGTCTTCGTCTTCACGAATGTCTTCAGCCATAGCCATTTTCCTTGCTCTCCATTACCTTATACATAAGAAATGTCTTTTGGGTCAAGAATCGTTGCGATAATATTATCGTCATTTATAATACGAACCTCAAGACCTTCCACTTTGAACCTATTTCCAGCATATCTTCCTATAAGAACCCAATCCTTTTCACTACACCAAGGACCATTTGGGAACTTTTGGGAATCTTTGTATGCGTCTGGACCCAATTTAACCACATAAGCAGCTACAGTCGCAAAGGCTTCACGGTCACGAACCTGATCTGGAACGTACAAACCGCCTTTTGTTTGCGCACTTGGATAATAGGGAATGATGAGAACACGATAGCCTGTTGGCTGTGGTAATCTCTCTAGTGCAGATGTTTCCATTTGGGATGGATCATCTTCGTTTTTATTTGCCGCACCTTTACCAAAAGCATTTTCTATAGGTTTTGGCATTTCTGCGTTTTCTTTTATTGCCTTTCTCGCTGCCTTTGCAACGTGATCTGGCACAAATAACTTATTAGTCATCTGCGTACTCTATGCCTTTCATCGCGGTTTTGATTTCCTGTTCAACGTAGGACATTCCGCGTATTTCGCCTACGATATACCGATACTCGTCAAAAGCCTGTATCGAACCATCCGCGAGCTTGTCTTTTAGACGCACATCGCGCTCACGTATGTTTTTCAAGAGATATTCTGCAAGATTTAGTGCGTCCATACCGCATATAGTATGCGATTATTTGGAAAGCACAAGTATAATTACCATAAAATCAGAAAATACCTTGGAATCTCTGGGGTCTAGCAATTCTGCTAAACCTGCTAATCACCCCACCGTTAGCTTTTTTTACTGGTTTTCTTTTTGGCTGGGGCTTTTTTCTTTGGCTTTGGCTTTTCTTCAACCCACGCTTCGTTTTCTGGGGTGTTCGGATCATCTTTGACGAAGTGGCCTTTTTCCGTCCGCGCTCGGACTTTCCTGCTTGGCTTAGAGCTATCGCTACTGCTTGTTTTTGCGGCTTTCCCTCTGCCTTCAGCTTCGATATGTTTGAGCTTATCACTCGCTGACTTGACCCCTTCTTTAATGGCATGTTCAGCCTCCCTTGCTATTTTTTTAGCTGCGCGAATCTGCTCAACTATTTTCTCCCTAACAGATGAACTCATTTTACTGTCCTTTCATTTGGGCATTCACCGCAGCAATATCTCTCTGGGTCTGAATGCGTTCTTCAGCAACGCGGGAACGCTCATCTATAGCCTTTTCTTGAGCATCAATACGTTGCTGCGCGATTAACACATCATTGCGCTCTTTCTCACGCTCCATCTCCTGACGTGCTTCAAATTCACCTTGCTTACGCTGCATATCTGCGGCCTTCAGTTGCAATTCTTGCTGCCTGATTGCCACTAGCGGATCTTCCGTTTGGCCCTCTGGAGACATAGCCTGCACAAGTTGCTCTGTCATGTCCGCCGCTATTTGCGCGGCTCTTACATCTATTTGAGGCTTAAATTGCATCATCATCATTTGCATTGGATCTTGTGGCATTGGCCCTTGAGGTCCCATTTGTGGAGGTTGCATTTGAGCTTGTTGCTGCATCATCTGCATTTGCTCTGGTGGAATCTGAGACATAACTTCCTGCTGTGCCTGATTTTCTGCAAGCATTCCAATATGCTCTTGAATATGCCCTTGGAGTGTAACAAGAGCCTGTGGATTCAACTGCATCGCAGGTGTGGACATAATCGCCATGTGTGTTTCAATGTGCGCCTCATGATCTTGATCAGGAAACGCTTGCAAAGGAGCGCCCATAAGAGCGTTTTGATTTTCTTTTGATGGATTCACTGGTTGAGGCTGTGGAGGAGGCGGCAATATCGCATCAATGTTTGTTACGCCCAGTGCCTCATACATCTTACGATAAGCAGCATATAGCCCTTGTGGGCCACCATGTATCTGTGGATTAGACTGAACTAACTGTAGCTCAGTTTGCGCCAAAGCAATTCGCTGCGACATCGAAAAGATGTTTGGATCAGAAACTGGCAAAACATCAATTTGAGGTCCAAAATCCTGCACAAAAATCTCAGGACCCATCTGCATATCTGCCTGATATGGATATGCCTGCACCGTTTCTGCGAAAATCTGGGCTAGAAGTTTGAACTCAATTTTTTGTGAGTAATGAAGACGCTTGTGAATCGCGGACATAACCTTTGTTCCGCGCTCCATAATCGCCATCGTTGTGCCAACGGGCGTTTCACCGCCCATCTCACCAACCTTCAAGTCAGCCATAGACGCAAAGCGGCGTCCTGCGTCCACGAGAGTGCCTAAAAGGTTATAAAGCGTCCCTGAAGGCTCTTTGAAGGGGAGGGGCATCAGAGAGCCTTGCAGGGTGCCTCCAACCACATCGACATCGCGGAACTCACCCGGCTGTAGAGGAGCATCTTCATCACGAATACGAGCGCCACGGGCTTTAAAACCCGCAGGCAAGTTGGAGAGCGTACCTGCATCAATTAGCTGACGCAGAATAGACGTAGAGGCTTGCGCCAAACCACCAATCATATGCGTCAAGCCAAGGCCATAGAACCCCAGACCGGGCAGAAATTTATAATGTACGAAATATTGTTTCGCACTCTTAATCGGATCAGCCTCAGTGTAATTGCGGCGAATAGACAAAACATCGCCTGAATCCGCAATAATCGTCACAATATAAGGCAACTTCAAGCCAGTTGGCTGACCATCGACCCCCATATCCTCAAAGCCCTGAATATCAAGGCTCGTATGAACTTCATAAAGTGTTAACTCTTCAGATGGTCCGCTAGGATGAACGCCTTGAATATCATCAATTGATTCTTCAACTTCATCAGCTTCATATGAACTACCCTCAGAAGAAGTTGGCAGATCAATATCACGATAAAAGCCAACAAGCTGCATCTTGCGGATTTCATTAGAATCCATCGAAATTCGATGCGTAATGCGCGGAGAAGACACCAAGTCAGTTGCACCATATGGCACAATCAAGTCTTCAGCATGTATAAACTTGCTAACAGCGCGTTGCTTTAGCGGATCAAAGTAAACTTTCTTAAACGTAGAACCAATGACAGGAAGATAAAACAGCATTTGATCCAACTCTGGATCGTACTCTTCCATCTTGTAGGTAATCATATAGTTCATGTAGTCTTTAACGCGCTCAGACTGCTTTACAAGCATTTCATTTTGCGCACCAATGACAGACGTGCGAACAGGTCCAGTTGCAGGCAACAACTCACGATACGCTTGCGCTTGGAACTGTGTGACAGACTCAGCCAATAATGGATGAATAACGCCAGAAGACCCTTCAAACGGTTCTGTGCGCTCTTCAGTCTTCATCCCTAAAAACTCAAGGCCAGTTTTGTATGTATCTTCCCAGTCTTCACGAGAGGACAAGTCATCCTCAATCGAACCAACCAAATCAGATGAAATCAAACCCAACTCGGCTTCGTCAATAACTTCAGCCAAGTTTCCATCAAACGGAACGCTAACAGGAGCCTCCATAGGCTCCTCATACTCACCCACAACGGCGCTACCGTCATCAAACTCAGTAATTCCGGGCTGTGCAGCCAAATCAATCACATTCTCAAATGTTGGCCCCTGTGGAACCATTGGTTCTTCGGGCAATCCACCCGCACCTAGACCGCGTTCTATAGCCATTAGAAAATGTCCTTCTCATTGCCTTCAAGTGGCTCCAGTTCGTCAATGTCATCAAAGTCAGTCATAGGACCGCCTTTTTCCCAAGCATTGCAAACATTCTCAGCCATGCAGGTGAAATCCAGTTTAGTACAATACCCAACCTCGTCGCCCTCATCCATTCCAATGCCATTCTCAATGCAATCAAGCATCTTGGAGCGAATGTTGTAGTATTCACAGGTTCCGCAGATTTCTTTCTTTTTTTCCCAATTCTTCACAGAATGACCGTAAGCATATTCCTGTATGGCATACTCACGGTTTTTATCGTTTAAATCTGCGTCTTGAGTCGAAAGAGGACAAACAAACTCCTCTTCCGCTTCATACATATCGTCATCAACAACTTGGTTGATACCAGACCTAAGCTCATCCATGTCAATGTTGATAACGATTTTAGCCATTATTTACATCCTGTAAACTTAGTTCCCGCGATAGCTGCACCACCGCCTCTGCATTTTCCGACCTGACCGCCGTACTTCATTTTCTTAACTTCTCCTCCGTACTCCATCATTTTAAAGTCCGCGCCAGAGATTTTGCCGTCTTTGTTTTTGTCCAACTTATGCTGACCGCCAACAAGACCACCACTTTTCATCTTCTTAACTTTCCCACCATACATCATTTTCTTAGCTCCTGTGTTGCAGTGCATCAGTAATATTCCCTTTTTCGACGTGCAAACGCCAGTTCATCTTCGTCGTCATAGTCACTCGGAGTAGTGATAAAACCACCTTGCCTAAAACGCAGTATAGCCTGAGTCATCGAATCCGCCAAGTCATCATGTTCACCATTTGGAAATGCAGCGCATTCTTCCATAACTTCATCAGCAAAATTCGTGTCAGGACACCACACCATACCACTCTCAAACACAGGCGCACACGCATGCATCCGCGTAAACTTGTCCGCGCCACGGCTCGGCGTAAACGGCGTCACAGGAATACCCATCCTACGCAACTCCTGCGTCAACGGCATACCACTCGCCTTCTGCTCCACAAGAACCATGTCAGGCTCATACAATTCATACAAATCATGCGCCTGCTGCTTTAACTCTGGAAACTCCCAGCGCCCCCTAACAGCATCAAGCAACACAATGTGATCCTCTCGCGTTTCATCGTAATGAAAAATGCCCCAAGTCGTAATCGCACTATAGTCAGCCCTGTCACCCTTACTAAAGGCAGTATCATAACTTTGAATAATATAGCTGCACGTAGGCGGATCGTCCTTTTCCCAAATGTTCCACCACTCACGCTTAATAATCGCACCCTCTTCCGCAGTCGGGTTCTGCATATACTGCGCATTCCACTTAGCTACAGGAATAGACGCCTTAACGCTCTCAAGCTCGTCTAAGCTCCAAAACTCAGGCCAAAGGGGATCTCCAGACGGCATAATCGCAGGAAACTCAACAATATCCCACTTATCCGCACCTTTCTCGCTTTGCTTCGCCAAAACCTTCGCAGTCAAATCCCTGATCGACCACCGCGTCATAACAATGATAATCGAACCACCGGGCTGTAAACGCTGCCTCGGGCCAGAGGTGTACCACTCGTAAATATTATCTAACGCAGTCGCACTCAGCGCGTCTTGTTCCGAAACCGGGTCATCAATGATCGCCAAATCCGCACCACGGCCTGCCAAGGCACCTCCAACACCCACCGCATAATACTCGCCGCCACCGTTCGTACTCCATCGACCACTCGCTTTAGCGTCTGACGCAAGACTGACATTAGGGAAGACATCTCGAAACTCCTCGCTATCAATTAAGTTCTTAACCTTCCGACCAAAACCAACAGCCAACTCAGCCGTGTGAGTCGCCTGAATAATCTTCAAATCGGGCCTTCTACCCATCAACCAAGTGGGAAACAAATAACTCGCAAACTCTGACTTCGTATGGCGCGGAGGCATGTTAATAATCAATCGCTTGATCTTACCATCCGCAACGTCCTGTAGCTTCTGAGCATAAATCTTGTGATGCCTACCCTCAATAAACTGAGGCCAAACATGATTTACAAAACTCATAAAACTATCATGCTTCTCCGCACGTTTATCAAGCGTCCGCAAACGCTCCAGCATAGGAGCAACTTTGGCTAACTCCTCATCCGTAAGATACTTGGAAAAGTCGCTAAGATCATTCATACAGAACCAAGGCCAAGACCGACCAAGCCACCATCTTGTTTCTTATCTACAATTCTTGGCATTACATCTTCACCAAAGAAAACATAATTATACGTTGGATTCTTCGCATCTCTCCGTGAAGCAGCGTCTAAAAATCTTAAATGACTGTAACCACCTCTAGCGAGTTGATTCATCTCATCTACAGTTCTTGGAGCAAAAATTTCCTCAGTTGGCTTTCTTTCCCGGTTAAAAAATTCAGAAGGAACAGCGTATTTAAAGCCCCTTGGATCATCAGAAAGTTCAGCCAAGCCCTCTCTGCCAATGTTGCCCGGTTTTAATGGAAATCCAGCCCTGTCAAACATATCTTCAACACCTTCTTTTCCAAAAATTTCAACCATGTCATTTAAAGTACCAAGGTCTATTCGCTGATTGGTTTCTAAAGAGCGACCTAAATCACCAGTTTCTATTTCAGAAATATAAAGATTTCCGGGAATATCCTCCTCTACGTCAAGGTTTACAACTTTTGCCAAATCATCATTGGCCTGCATGCTATCTAGCATATCATTTTGAGCAGCAGTAATCTCATCGTTAAATTGACGCTCCTTACCAAGCAAGAATACAACGTCTTCAACAGTTTGATCAAACTCCTCCTGATTCCTGAAAACACTACGATCCTCATTTGGGGGAATAAGTCCTTTACGCAAATAAAGATCATCATAAAAACCTGAAAGATCAGATTTAGCCATCGCACTTTCACCTAAAATAAATCCCGGCATAGGGCGCAAATAATCTTTTATATTATCAATCTGCATATCAGGGTCTAATTTATTTAAACGCTCGCGTATTGCTCTTCTAAAATCATTTGTTATAAGGCTAATTTTGCTGTTAGCAATTGAATTAGGAGAAACCCCTGCCGCATCGGGAACATCTTTAGGTAATTTCATATAAGTAGGAAGTAAGCTCATAAGCCTTTCATCTTCAGAAACATCATTTATGGTTCTGTTCCTATCAGCAAGCCATTTGTCCTGAACCTCAGCAGGAGATGTATATTCAAAAACCATATTGGGAGTAATCTCACCAAAGTTGGGATCTGTTCCCGCCTCAAAAACCTCCCTTGCAATTCCAATATCACCATACTTATCAGCCAACGCCTCTTGAGCAGCCGCAATCGTTTTTTGACCAACTCCATCGTTAAAACTATCTTCATAAGGAACAAATTGAAGACCGCTATTGGTGTTGCTGTACCTATAATGTTGAGCAATGTTTGGTCTTTGCGCCATGTAAATACCCTTGCCAAACATAGCACCACCCGCACCCGTTTGAGCACCAGTAGATCCCGCCTGATAACCGCCCTCACCAGTACCAATCATATTGGTTCTAAAACGACCATAGGGGTCAGCCCTAGTTATCTTTGTACCCTTCGGATAACCAAGTTGCTCAAAAGTTCTGGCAAAAGGCGTCTCAGAAACATCCATGCCCTCTCTGAAAAACTGCATGCCCAGAGGAGAAACCATGTCAAACATGTTGTCATCTAATCTCTTCACTTCACCACTCGGCAGTGTAACTTCTAAAGAAGGAAGAAAATCATACTCAGTACCATGATAAAGACTCATAGTATCAGACGTCATGGGAACATTCACGCCCACAGGATTCCCCATGTCGTTCACAAGATTCCCCATATCAAGACCAAAAACATTGCCAATTGTCTGCTTAATAGGCTGTCTTAAAGCACTACCCAAACCCATCGTCAGCGCGGGAATCGCAGTCTCAATAGTCGCCTCCAAATAATCACCAAATTCAGCCTGTCCTGTAGGCGAATACCTTTCAGGATCAGAAATCCTAGCAGCCGCATCTCGCCCACGCATTAAACCCGTTATCGGATTAAAATTGGACAAATCCGTAAGACCCAAAGAATTTGCTACCGCTCTAGGATTAAACCTTAAATTAGGCGGCACAAATTGCTCAAAAACACCTAAATCTTCAGGAATATACTCTCCAACAGGAATACTATAACGATCCACATTACCGCTGTAATCTGGCTGGCTAACGTTCGTGTTAACTGAACCTTGATCAAAAGAAACAGGTTGACCCATACTTAAAGGCAAATCCTGATAACCACCCCCCAACGCCTCAGAAATCTCATAAGCAGAAGGACCACTCGAAACACTAGGAGGACCGTAATCAGGAAAACTAACACTAGGACCATCACCCCCACCTAATGCCTCAGAAATCTCATACGCAGAAGGACTAGATACACTCGGAGGCCCATAGTTAGGAAAACTCTTCTCCTCCTTCTCCTCCTCCTCTTCCTCCTTCTTTTTAGACCCGGGGTAACTGTCGTACATACTTCCACGACCACGCTCAAAGCCAACGCCACCACCCTCGGCAAAACCCTGAACAAACCTGTCTATGTTGCTGTACATATTAACCCCTCAAGGAACCCAAAAACCTATCAATGTTCGGCGTTACAGGACCACCTCGGTTAAAAAACTTAGGCGTTCTAATCTTCATACCCTCAACAGGATCTTCATCGGGAATTACAGGTATGCCAATTTCAGGAGGATCAGACCGATCAACATCTTTAAGACTAATCTTAGACTCCTCATCCGAAGATGCAGAACCAATCGGAACACACTGACCAATATTCGCATCAAACTCATAACCCGCAGGACAACCACTAACATCATCGTCGTCCATACCAGCAAATGGATCAGCAAACTTAGGAACATCAGCATCAGACCGAACTAAATTACCGTCATCACCACGAACAAAACCACCCTCGTTCGACGGATAACCAACATACTCGCCAGTCATCTTATCAACCGCGCCAATCAACTCACCCTTGCTGTTGTAAACAGCCCGACCTGAATAACCAGATAACATGTCCGCTATCCTCTGACGCTTCTGAGGATCAACAATAGATGCAAAACCAGTAACCAAACCAGCGCCCGGAATCAAACTATCCAATATAATCTGACCACCCAAACTACCAAAAAGATTATTCAAATCACCCAACAAACCCTCTCTGGGCATGCCAATCTTAGATGTCTGAATATCAAAACCCTCAACAGGCGTGCCAGTCAAAACACCCGCAACAACAGCATCAATCACGTTCTTGTTGCTCGGAATATCAACATCAGGGACAGATGCTGAAGTAACTACATCACCAGCAACATCACCAACTACATCACCAACAACATCATCACGAGTAAGCGTAGCATTGTAAGGATACATAGGATCTTCAGTCGCAAAACCAAGAGGATCCAACATCGCCGAATCAACAGAAATATCAGGCAAACCCATGTCATCGTCACTTAATGGCGGCGAGTAAATGTCATAATTCTGCGTACCACCCGCATCTATTAGCCTATTAAAATCAACCGTCTGACCCGGACCAACGCCACCGGGAGAAGCAATCTTCGTCGTAGAGCCAGTGGGAGCAAGTGAATCTGGAGAAAATACATCATCA